AGGCAAAAATGGCAATATTTACTTTTGCAATGGGATTTTTAATAATTGGAATAGGATTAATTTATAATTACTTTAATGGAAGAGATAATTAAATACATTGAGGATAATAACCTCAAGACAAGGCACAGATACAGAGAATACAGTTATAAAAGATTTTACCTGTACAATCTATTAAGAAATGAAGGTTTCACGTTCTATGACATAGCAGATATGTTTAATAGGAACCATGCATCTGTTATCCATGGACTTAAAACACACAAAGATTTGATGTCAACAAAGGATAAAATATACATGGAGTACATTGATGAGTTAATGTTGATCTTTGAGTCTAATCATAAAGAATATAACCTGATTGATGATGTTATGAACTGTTATAGTTTAGAAAGATTGAAAAAAATTAAGTTCAGAATTAAAAATAAAATGTACAAAGACTTAAATTTGTAGCTCATACTGTTTGATTTATTACTTGAAAGACCCTCTTTGCACTGCATGGAGGGTTTTTTTGTGCTCAGGTACTTAGGTACTTTATAACTGCTCTCTATACTATATATATTTATTTTTTTACTGATATTATAAATTTCACTTTTTTAAAAAAATGGGTTTCAATGTGTACTTATGTACCTAATAGTATTCAAACCCTTGTAAATACTACATTTTAATAGGTACTTATCGAGGTACTTATAAAATTTTACTATGTACTTGTATCATATATCAAAATTATTTCTAACTTTGCATAGGGGTTTGCGGTTAGCTGCCCAGTAAAAAGGTTACACTGTTCCTTTTCCCCCTATTTTATTATAACAGTGTATAAAAAACAGTTCTAATATGATTGTATCTATTTTTAAGAAGGTTACTGAGACCACTAATCCATTCAACAGAGATGTTTTTTTCTGTTTAGATAGGATAAAATCAGGAAAATCAAAAGATTTAGTTGAGGTAATTAGATCACTACCTACAAAAGATGATCAAAAACCTTATAAATTGCAGCTCCCTGGGGTTTGTTTCAATGGAACATTCACTAAAAGGAGTATTAATGGCATAGATAAAAGGTCAGGATTGATAATTCTGGACTTTGATAATATGAGTTGCATGGCTGAGGCCCTTCAATTTAAGTCTGAAATCATAAAAGATGAGTATATTTTCTCAGCCTGGATAAGTCCATCCGGCAAAGGAGTAAAAGCATTGGTTAAAATACCGACAGATGGTGATCACAAAGGTTATTTTAATGCCTTATCTAATTATTTTGATTCACAATTTTGGGATAATAGTGGAAGTAATATTGATAGATTTTGTTATGAGTCTTATGATCCTGATTTATATATCAATAAAGACTCAATTCAATGGACTCATATTGAGGAGCCAGAACTTGAGGATATTGGATCCATTGATGTTATTGTTCCAATCAAATCAGATAATCGTATCATTGATAATCTTGTTAAGTGGTGGGATAAAAAGTATGGCATGGTGGAAGGTCAAAAGAATAACAACCTTTTTAAGTTAGCAATTGCATTCAATGACTTTGGCATCAATAAAAGTGAATGCCAAAACATATTACTTAGATATGATGAGGGAGGCAAAGAGAATGAGATTAATAAAATAATAAATTCAGCTTATAAAAGAACTGCTCAATTTGGAACTAAATTCTTTGAGGATAATGATACTAGGAATAAAATTGAAAAGCAAGTTAGATCAGGTAAAAAAACAAAGGATATCGCAAAGAGCTTTCCTGAGTTTAATGAGTCTGAGATTGAATCTGTTGTTGATGCAATAAAAGAGACAGGCAACATTGAGGATTTTTGGACATATACAAAGCAAAATAAAATACAACTTAGCATCCATCAATTTAAATTTTGGTTACAACAGAACAACTTTTATAAATACTTTCCTTCCAATAGCAATACATATTCATTTATAAAAAAAGAACAGAATCTTGTTGAGGAGACAAATGAAAAAAGAATAAAGGATTTTGTTCTCAATAGTTTATTGCAAAGAACTGAGATAGGATATCAACCATATGATCTAATGGCCGGCAGTACAAAGTATTTTTCTCCTGAGTTTTTATCTATGCTTGATACAACAGATATTGATATGCTTGAGGATACATCTGATAAGTGTTATTTGTATTATAACAACTGTACTGTTGAGATAACAAATGATAAAATTGTTGAGCATGAATATATTGATATTGATGGATATGTTTGGAAAAAACAGATTATAGATAGAAAATTCACTAAACATGATCACCATGGCTCTGAGTTTAGAAAATTTCTTTGGCTTATAGCTGGTAAAGATTCTAATAAATACAATTCCTTTAAGTCAGTCATAGGTTATTTAATGCATTCATTTAAGACCTCAGCGAACAACAAAGCTATTATATTCAATGATCAGACTATCTCTGAGAATCCTAATGGGGGAAGTGGTAAGGGATTATTTTGGAATGCATTGGCAAAACTAAAAAAGGTGGCATCAATAGATGGTAAAACATTTGAGTTCACTAAGTCATTTCCATATCAGACTGTATCAACAGATACTCAATTACTTGTGTTTGATGATGTTAAAAAGAACTTTGTATTTGAGAATCTATTTAGTTTGATTACTGAGGGAATAACACTTGAATATAAGGGCCAGGATGCTGTTAAATTACCTGTACAGAAATCACCTAAAATTATAATCACAACTAATTACACACTCGGTGGTGTTGGTGGTTCACATGATCGTAGGAAGTTTGAAGTTGAGATGTCTGATTATTTTGGACATCATAAGTCACCTCTTGATGAGTTTGGTCATATGCTATTTGATGATTGGGATGATGATCAGTGGATTATGTTTGACAATTTCATGATCAGATGTTGCCAATTCTATCTTAAGAATGGACTTGTATCACATGACTTTAACAATCTTGAGTCAAGGAAGTTTATTAAAGAGACATCTTATGAGTTCTATGAGTGGTCAAATGATGATAACTTACCTGTTAATACAAGGCTTTATAAAGATGAGTTATTCAATAATTTTATCAATGAATATACTGACTGGCAAAAGATGTCAAAGAGAAGGTTTACATCATGGCTCACTATTTATGGGGCTAACTATGGATTAAAAGTATTTGAAGGTAAAACAAATAATATGAGATGGATTGAGTTTGAAAAGGATGGCATACCTAAGCCACCCCAGGATGTGTGGGATAATATTGAAGTAAAAACAGAAACACCATTTTAATATGAAACGAATTAACAAAGACAAACTCAATGCTCTTATGATGGAGCAGTTGAAACAGAAGTATCCTAACATTCCAGAGGCATACATACCTAAGACTGATTGGAATGATAACTCAGCCAATGCACTCACAAAGTGTGTCATTGCATGGATACAGTTCATGGGCGGTCAAGCTGAGCGTATCTCATCTCAAGGTCAGTACAGGGAAGGTAAAAAGATACCTGTTGGCTCCGGTATCCTGGCACATACAAAACAGTTACCGGGCAAATGGACACCAGGACAGTCAACCAAAGGAACTGCAGATATATCTGCCACAATTAGAGGCAGGTCAGTTAAGATTGAGATTAAGCAAAAAGATAAACAAAGTGAAGCACAAAAACAGTATCAACAAGCCATTGAGAATGCAGGTGGGGTTTATATTATTGTTAGAAATTTTGATGATTTTGTGGTATGGTATGAACAATTCACATTAGGATTATGAGAATAAAACTCAAGATGCCAAAGTTCAAAGTAAAATTAAAACATCTTAGGAAGAAATATAAACACCCTATTAAGGGGATTAACAATGAATCAACAGATAATTGTTAATAACTTTATTTTGTACTTATGCAATCTTTTATTAACTTTGATGCAATAAATAATAAAAACAGTATGGAAAAAGAAATCAAAACAGCTACTGAGAAAATCAAGGAGCTGAATGAGTTGGGTAACACACTCACTCTACACCAAAAACTACACAGGGCAAAGTTAGCCATTGGTAAGGTAGTTAAGAACGCACAAAGCCATCATTCAAAGTATGCTGACCTCAATGCTATCATGGCAGAGGTTGAGCCTGTATTACTTGAAAATGGATTAGTCTTATTACAGCCTATCCAGGCCAACAGTGTATGCACTCAGATCATTGACATTGACTCAGGTGCCATGTTGCAATCTTGCATGGACTTACCTCAAGGTATCACACCTCAGCAAATGGGTAGTGCAATCACTTACTACAGACGTTATACTCTGCAGTCAGCTCTCTCATTACAGGCAGTGGATGATGATGGCCAACAGGCATCTAAGGAGCAACCAACTGAGACTAAAAAAGAGTCATTGTCAGATGCACGTTTCAAAGCGGCTCTTGCTAAGATTAAGGCTAATGAGTTCACAGTTGAGGAGTTGAAAGCTAAGTTCTATCTAACCAAAGAACAGGAGGCACAGTTATGAAATGGAGACCATCACAATTAGGGAAGCTCATGACTAACTCCAGGAGTAAGTCAGAGATACTATCTGAGACTGCTAAGTCTGAGATACGCAAGATAGCAAAACAGGACTTCTATGGATATGACTCAGACATTAGAACTAAGCCAATGATCAAAGGAACTGATTGGGAACAGGATGGCATTGATCTACTCAATGAGGTTAGGTTCACTAAGAAGTACATTAAGAACACTATCAGAGTAGAGAATGAACTCATGACAGGATGCTGTGATATACTCATGGATGATGTTATCATTGACATCAAGAGCTCCTGGTCATTAGAGACATTCCCGGCAACACCATCAGAAGGTGAGAACTCAGATTATGAGTGGCAAGGTAGAGCATACATGTGGCTCTATGATAGGCCAGCATTTGAGTTAGTCTACACCATGTATGATACAGATGATGACTTATTGACTCCATGGGATAACAAGTCAATACATAAGGTGAAACACATACCGGCACATCATAGAGTGACTGTGATAAGATATGAGAGAGAGGAAGTGTATGAGGAACAGATTAAAGAGAGATTACGGGCATGCTCTGAATATTATGCTCAATATGTTAACGAATTAAACAGTAAATAAAATGGACAAAGAAGAGTTCTACAAACAAGCAATGTTGATGGCATTGAATGCCATACTATCTAATCCAGCAACAGATTTGAATGAGAGTAATCATGCAATAATATCTGCACAGGCTCATCTGTATGCAGAGGCATTGACTACTAAAACATTCATAGAAACTCAAAAAAGTTATTAACATAAATAAATAAAATACAAACAATGGAACTTAGAGCACAAATAGTCACTCAGTTAGTGGCTGCATTCATGACCAATAGTGATAAGATGCAAGATATTAGAAATTCATTTTCAGATGATTGGTTGTATAAACCTGATTATGTAATGGCTGTTCATTATGCCAATATAGTAGCAGATGAGATCATTGATAAGACAACACCAGAAATAGTATTCACAGATAAATAATAAACAATGTCAGAATTTAAAATCAAAGGAGGCATCAAACTAATTAATGATGTCAAGGTAATCAGTGATAAGTTCTCAGTGAGAGAGTTTGTCCTAACTACAGAGGACTCAAAGTATCCACAGGATATCATGTTCCAAACAGTCAATGATCGGATGTCTATGTTAGACACAGTCAAGAGAGGTGATGCTGTTGAGGTCTCATTCAATGTCAGAGGCAGAGAGTTCAATGGTAAGTACTATAACACTCTTGATGCATGGAAGGTTGAGAGACCAGGGCCAAGAGAACAGTCAGCTCATATTGCTCCACCATTAGATACTCAAGATGATGGCTTCCCGTTCTAAGACTGTCTACATCAAAGATGGTGAGACATTCACTGACTCAATCAGACGGGAGCTCAATGATAAACTATCCAGGAGATACAAGATAGTACATTTGGCAGAGGATGTTGGTGTGGATAAGTTTCAAATGTACCGTTTCATGTATGGTAAGGAGGTCACAGGTAAGTTCTATGATAAGGTGTTTAAA